TCAAGTTGTGCTTCCATGAGGTCTAACACACCTCTATATTCTTGTTGTTCTCCTCCTGTAGGTATGTCAGATACATACAAATCACCATGACCTCTAAATACATAACCATACTTATCTGCAAACTGTTCTTCAGATAAATCAATAATTGATGCACCTTCTTTTAAAAATGATTCAAACTCTACTTCTGCAAGAATAGGAAAATCTCCTAATTCTTCATTTGTGTCAAGATAAACAGCATAGATTATTCCATTTATCCTTATAAGTTCATTTGGTTGAAAATCAAAATTAGATGTTAACATTATCCTCTAGCCCTTTTTGTTATCTGTGCTAATAGTTTATAGTAATTTAGAGCTGCATCTCCAACACCAACATTTTCCATTGATGATTGTTCTGCTTGTTTAAACAAGGACATATCATCCTCTGTTTTTTGTTTTCTTTCATAATAAGTAGATACATCACCCTCTATTTTTGTTTTAAGAGCTTGTGCATCTTCATTATCTGCATCATTAAATTTATCAACTGTCATAACATACATATTACTAAGTATTTTAATTGGGTCATCTGTTCCTAATTCTTTTGATTTATTGTTATAAACTAATTTAAAAAGCTCTGCCTGTGTTTTTAAACCTGATTTTGCAAGAAATGTTTTTGCGTATGTTCTAGCTGTATCATCAAAATCTCTTAAATCTTTTTCTTCTTCACCTACAACATTGGTTTCTAATTGTTTTATTTGTTCTTTTGTAAATAATTCTTCAACATTTATTCCTGATGCTTTCATAAGCTGATAATAAAAAGCTGGTTCTGAATCTACATTTATCTGAAACACACCATAAGATGGAGATAATTTATCGGCAGCTTCATTTAAGGTACTCCATCTACTCTTGATTCATAACCTGCTATGGGAACAACAAGCTCAATAACTTGTTGTGGTATTCCTACACTTGCTAACGCTTCAATAACTTGCTCTACAGAATAATTATCTTCCATTACAAATCATATCCTATAGCACCCATAGAGGATTCAAATATATTAGCTATGTATTTTATATCATCTAAAATTAAGTTACCTGATACTTGATTTGCTTGTAAATCTGCAAGTTGTGCATTTACTATTTCTTGTGCATTAATTGGTTGACCAACTGGTCCACCTTTTTGTTGTGTTAGAAACTCAACAGATGGCAATACTAAAGGTAAATCGTTTCCTTTAAAAAATCTACCAAACTCACCCTCTTTTATTCCTCTTGGGTCTTTAAAAGTAGCACCAAGAATTATATCTCTATCTGATACTAAAGATTTGTTAAAAGCTTGTACTGATTCTTTTTCTTGTTGTAAAGCATTTATAACTACATAAGCATAATCAACTAAATCTTGTGAACTTAACTCTGTACCATTTGCTGCAGCAGCTGTTTCAAGCATTGCGTGTATTGTTGCTGGTGCAGTATTTGCTGTAGCTGCTGGGTCAGCATAATTAGCTTTAGTAAGTAAATTTATGAAAGCTTCATTGGCAGAATAGTTTTCAGAAAACTTATTCAAGGTTGTTGTATAAGCGGGTAATCCTGCATCTGCATCTTTAAAAGCATCACCTGAATCTGTTGCTTTTATAAATACAGCTGTCATAAAGTTAGCTTCTCTATCTGTCCATAAACCATATTGGTCTATAGGAGGAGCATCCATACCAGCTCTAACCATTTGTTGTTGAAGTCTTAAAATATCTGATGGGTCTAATGTATTAAATAATCCATACTCTGACCCTTTGAAAAATGGTGCTAGCTTTCTTTCTTTTTGTCCATCTGCATTAATAACAGTTACATATCCCTCTGAATCACTTGAGTAACCCCAAGCAGGAGATGATGTCCTGACAATACCTTGATTAACAACAACATCTTGAGCTTGACTTGCAGCTTCTTCAGCAGCAGCAGATTCTTCTGCTGCCTCGCCTTCAGCAACTATTTTTCTAAAATTTCTTGTTGCAATATCTTCTGCAACATCAAGATAATTAATTGTTGTTCCTCCATCTAGTTGAGGTGTGCCTTTTTTTGTTTTTCTTCTGTCATATTGAATAACTACATCAGTAACTTTTTTACCACCAATATCAAGAGGACCTGGTTGTGGTCTTACCTGTGTTTTTTGTCCTTTATTTAGATAATTACCAACATCTCTGATAAATGTTTCAAGTTCTTCTTGTACATCTTCTGTTGGATTATTTAATATATCTGTATATTTTTGTTTAAGTTCATCTGACAAAAAACCTGAATACAATCCATCATTTACCAAAGTATTTAAAGAAACATAATTTTCAAGATTAGGTATATATTGCATACCAAAAGATGTTTTACTAAGACCACTTTGTTCTGTTTCAGCTCTATAACCAACATTAAAGAAAAACAAAGGATAGTTCATTGTGTTGTAAATCAATTCAAATATAGATTGTGAACGCTTTGCAGGTTCAGAAAAAGTTATTTTGTTAGCATCACCTGTTTCTATCTCTGATTCTTCATCAGATTCTGTAAGTGCTTCTAACTCTTCTAGTTCGTTATTTTCTTCTTCCATACCTAGTCCTTACGATTTGCATTGTTATTAGGGTTCAACTCATAGAATAGCAGTTCATTTGCAAGTTGTGCATAATTGTTGCCTACTCCTGCTTCTTCAACTAAATCTAACCATATCTGTATCATTATTTCCCTGGCTTCTACTTTTTGGTCACCAGTTCCTGTCAATTTTCTAGCTGTATATTTTGGTCTACCAACAGCAAGAGTTCTATCTTTATAAGTAAAAGTTCCTCCTTTTGTAAGAACATCTATAAGACCATCTCTAAAATCAAGATATTGTTCTAAGTATTCCCACTCAGGAGATTCTCTTAATGTTTTGTTTAACTCCCAGCTTCTTAACTCAAGCATTGTTGTTTGTATACTTACGCTTTGTGGTTTACCTGGAAAGTTAAACATATCAATACCACCATACTTTTCTTCTATACTCAATTTTAAATCAGAAATTCTTCTTGTTTGTTCTTTCGGACTTAAGTTTTCTTCTCTAATATCTGCTTTACCTTTTTCATATTCAAATATTGCTTGACTGTGTATCATAAAATCAGATTCTTGTTTAGGAGTTAGGTTTACAGATTGTACTTGAAAGTAAGCAGGATAATAAAGTTCATCTTCTATTTTGTCTGTGTAAATATAATATGCAGTGTTTGGGTGAGATTCCAACAAGCCTTTATTTTCAGGTTGATTCCAAAAGAAAAAAGCATTTTCTTTTACTGGTTTTTTACCTATGTTATATTGTCCTGGTTGTTTTAGTGGTATAGGATTTATTCCAAATCTTTCAACAAAATCTAATTGTGTTTGAAAATGGTCGTACCCATTCTCTATTAATATTTCTTGATACTTACTTACTAATGTCTGTGTAGCCCACCAAGTACCATTTTTATCTTCTACTTCTATTCTAGGTTGTATTGCAGTAGGTAAAGCAAACTGTGCTGCACCTCTAAAAACATATAAATTTCTTGCTTGTTTGTAAGATAGTGCTAAATATTTTTGTACCTCCAATGGGTCTGTTTGGTCAACAAGTCCTGCAAGAACATAACTTGTATATAAATCCATTTGTGTATTTCCAAAGGTAGCAACAATATCATCATCATCAGATGATTCACCTCTTGCACCGATAATAAACTTTTTCATCCAAGCTGGTAATTGTTCAAACGCTTTATTTGATTTAGCAAATTCTCCTAAGAAAAAATTTCTAACTGTTCTGTTTGAACCTATTGCATTCAAAATCATTCTCGCTGGTATTGTAACAGCAGGACCAAAACCAGGTGCAAAACCATTTTGTGCTACTAAGTTTAAACCTGCAGCAAAAGCCATAGGTTTCGCCCTTACTCCTTCATCTTGTAAGTCTTGTCCAAATACAGCTGTTTGATATGGGGACTGAATAAAATCAGGTCTATTATCTCCTGGGGAAAATTGATTAATTAGTTTTCCTGCCAAAGGAATTGTTCCAAGTGATAAAACATTAAATACATCAACATAATTAAACATAAGCTTTCCTGTCTTTGGGTCTTTAGAAAAGAAACCAGTTTCAGAATCCCATGGTTTTGATTCTGTTCCATTATCAACTGCAATTCTTGCTCTGTTAAATTTTTGTGGATTATCAACAATCAATCTACCCCAAGTCTTAGCAACTTCTGCCCATATCTCAGGGAAAGGTATGTACTTAGAAAATAAATCTGAGGCTACATGTCTTTGTGATGTTGAATAAAACAAATTCAAAACTTCATTCAAAGCAGATGCTTTTAATAATGTATTTGCTTGGTCTAGACTTGTTACAGTATTTTCAAGAGATGGTTCTTTTGCTATCTCTACTAATTCATCCCATAATTTATTACCATCAATATACACTTCTGATTCTTTTATAAATTTTGTTTTTGTTGGTTCATCCATAAATCTTATTAAATCTTTGGCATTGTCATAAAATGCATATCTAAATAATGGGTCTCTGTTTAAATAGTTGGATGGTTTTGTAATTAATACTCCATAACCTTTTTCAAGCAGATTACTAGATATACCAAAAAATCCATCATTTGTTATGTCATCAACAAAACCTGCAGCTTTTATTTCTTTACCTGCAATATAAGTTCCTGTTTCAGAAATTCTATTTTTTAAATCAAACTGTGCAGCAATTCTGTTTTGACCAAATCCTAAATCAGCATATTCATTTTTACCTTTAGGTCCAAATAAATTAATCCATTCTTTATAAAATTTTTCATTGGCTGCTCCTCTACCTGACTTACCACCTATCTTAAGAGATTGAATGTGAGTGTTATATCGTATCCAATCTTTACCATCAATAACTCCTCCATTTTTTATAAACTGATACATTTTTGTTTGATTACCCCAGGACAAATCATCAACAGAAAATTTTGGAAATGTTTTTTGTCCATTTGCATAAAAAACTCTTCCTACCAATTCTCTAGGAACTTCTTTGCCAAACTTATCAAGTATTTTTGCACTTGGATTTCCTATTGCTTTGTGTACTCTATATTGTAAAGATTCTAAATATCCTCTAAGTAAATCATCATCTGTCAAAAATGTTCTATCTTCAGGATTAAAACTTCTTTGTATAAATTCTTTAAGTGTTGCTTTTCCTGTTGGGTTTGTTCTCAAATAATCAAAAGTTGCATCTACACCATTATTGACAAGATAAACTACATTTGGGTCTTTTGCTAATAAAGATAATTCAGTCCATAAAGCTTCCCAGGCTCTTGGATTTACACTGCCATCAGCAAGAAACTTTTCTACCATAATAAAAGAATTTTCTGCTACATCTTTTCTGCCATCAAATAATCCCTTTACAACTGCTGCTTCTCCCATAGCTTCCATGTATGTTTCATCTGCTGTAAATAAACCAGCTCCAGGCATACCTTGTGCTGCTCCCTTTACATCATCAACCTTTAGACTTAATGCATCAAAGTTAGATTTAAAAAGTGTTTCTAATATTTCTTGATTGATTTCAGATGAATAACTTAATGGTGCAATATTTGATGGAACAGAAGCATATAAATCTATATTGCCATTCTTAATTTTAAAACCTGCATTTTTTACTGCATCTGCATTTTGTACAAATACATTTTTTTGAAAACTATTGACACCCATAATAACTGCATTCTCAACAGAATTTTGACCTGATAATCCAACTGCTACATTTAAAACTGTTTCACCTTCAGTGTTTTTACCTACAACAAGAAAATGATTTTTCTTTTGTAGTAAAGCTATTGTTTCATCATCTAGAAATAAATCATCAAGTTGTGTATTCATAGATTGTTCAAAAGATTGTTTTTCAATAAAATTTTTAACAACTAATTCTTTATCTCTATAAGGAGTTACATAAACATCTTCTTTACCAATTTTTTTTCCTGTTAGACTAATAAATTCATTACCATCTGCTATAGCATCTCCAACAGAATTATAAGTTTTATTTGGTCCAGCAATTTTTACATTTGCTTTGATAGCAGCATTAGAACTACCTAACTGAAAAGTTTTTTCTGTTAACTGTGCAAATCTTATATCTCGTATATCAAAACCATTTACAGCAGCAGCAATTATGTAATCTGAAACAACACCTTGTGTGTTTATCTCTAATAAACTATTCTTTATTAATTTTTCTATCTTTACATAATCAATTGCAGCAAAGTCTTTTAAATCTTTTGTACGCATCATATTTTTTAAAAATGTAACATCTTCAGGTGTCATTCTTGTTGTCATGACTATTTCACCAAGGTTATTGTAAAGAGCTAAAACTTTATCTTCTCTTACTTTTGGTCCTAAGAAACCTAATGATTTATTTGATAATAAAGCAGCTCTTTCAAAAGGTGTAGTTATAAAGTTTGTCTTACCACCAAACGCAGCTCTTAAACCTTCTTCAGGTGCAATTCTTAACATAAGTGCAAGTCTTAACATCCAAAGAGGTTTTAAAAGTTGATTTTGTACACCATCAAGCAATCTATCAGATACTGTTTTTGGTTTTAGTTGTAATTTATTATTCTTTGTATTTGCAAGTAATGCTTTTCTTGGAAGCTTAAAAACATCAGTCCAATTCAATGTAGCTAAATCTCTAGGTTTATTTGCCCAAGCTCTTAACAAAGAATCTTGAGGACCAATTAATGTTGAGTGTGCTTTAGTTGCTCTAAGAATATCTTGAGGGTCCCAAAGTTGTGCAGCAAAATTATCAGCTGCTTGTGATAATAAATGCATACTTGGGACAGCTTCAACAATAGTTCGTTTCATTTGTTCATCTGTCATCTCAATACCAAGTTTTTTGTTTCTTTCTTGTAAATCTTTAATAAGTTTTGTATATCTAATTCTTGTTTGAGTTCCTGGAAAAGCTATAGCACCACCATTTGAACCTGAGAAAAAGTTTCTTAGTTGTTGTATTTCTGCAGTATAAGCTTC